CGACAACGTGGTCTATGGAAGCACCACCGAATTTAGCTTGAAGATCTTTAAAAGCTGTATTATGCGCGGCTGCTGTTGGATTTGCAACCGCAAGAAGCGCATTATGTAGAGATATATATTCTCTGCGCCCATCAATTTCATTGATGACCTTAAGCCCTTCCGCTTCTTTTGATCTGGCATAACCATTTCTGATTACAAGCCAGTTCCTGAAATTCTGTTCTGCTATTTGCTGTGATGTTATTTTTACGCCTGTATTTATTGCCATATTTTTATACCGTCCTTATATCACTAAACTTGTCAGACGGGCAAAACAATACCCGGATTTAAGTTGATTAGTTACCTGTTGACCGGGTGTAGTGAAAAATACATAACCGGGAAAAGCAACATTACCGGAAGCTGTCAGAGTAAGAAGTCCGGCCGGAGTTACATAAGAAACTTTTCCAGATACAGGATTATAAGAAGTAAGCATCGGAACTGCTACAACCGCATCAAGGTCAATAATCATAGCAGCCATATCGCCACTTGAATATTCGCCTACCGTCTGATTGATAGTTGAGCTTGTCTGTGAAGCAGCTTCCAGAAAACCTACTCCAATTATTGTGTAGGTGTTCGTACCATCATTATAAGCATCAGCACCGAGAACAATCTTCATTCCGATACCGACAAATTCCTGAAGAGTTACGACCGAGCCGATGGGGGCTGTAGTCACTCCCGCGCCTGAGGGAATTACGAAAGGTACATTGTCAACTCTGCGAATGTCAAATTGTACCGCGCCTTTTTTGGGGTTTGTTTCCCCGATTCCAAGTGTCATACCGGGCATTAGAATACCTCCACTGTATCAGAAGTATTACCGGCTACAACCGGTTTTTTTTCTGACATTTCCGCATATTTTGCATTGACCGCTATTATACGGGCTGCCGGATCAGTTTCCTTGATACCGAGCATATTTGCAAGAGTTACAAAAGACGGTGTTTTTGTTCCGAAGTCGATATTAAGAGAATTGGCAACCGCAGCTACAAGAGCTTGAGTCGGTTTAGCATTTTCAAGAGTAGTGTCTTCTTTTTCCTCTTTCTCTTCTTTTTCCTCTTCTTCATCGGCGTTTTTACCTTTTCCGCCGCAATTTTCAGCGTCTTCTTTTTTGTCCTCTTTCTTTTCTTCTTTTTCTTCTTCAAGGTTTTTCACCTTGTTTTTAAGTTCCTTAATCTCGTCTTCTGCATTACGAGCTGCCAGTTCTTCCTTTAGCGCATTTTTAACGATTGCGACTATTTGTTCCGCTGTCAATTCTGCCATACGTTTTTCCTCACTTTTAGGATCCTCACTTTTATAAATTCCGCCAGTATTTACTACAACTGCGTTGGTCACTTTAATTTTGTTTTCCGGGTCTCTTACATGTTCAGCCAGTGCAACATGTGTCGCTCTCAGTTCTTTAGCGATTGCATTATATTCCTGTCCATCCGGAGTTACGCCGGATTTAATCTCCATATCAAATATGTCTACAAAAGCAGAAGCACCAAAGTCTTTTGTCTTCAGATTACCTTTTATATAAGCTACTTCTTTATTACCCTTAACAATACCTGCAATCATAGCCGCTTTTAAACTCTCATCATAACTTACAGTATGAGCCCATCCATCAATTTTCTTGTTATTCTCATTTGTGGTTGAATCGTGACCGCCGACAACTACCGGGGCAGTCTGTAGAGATTTAAGAAACTTTTCACTCGAAACAGATTCCGGGGGATAATACAATTTAACGGTTTTCCCTTCGAGCTTTTTGTTATTTGTAGTAAGTTGACCGGGGGCATATTCCAGAACGCCTACTCGAAGAGCAGGAACGGTAAAGCGTAAAGACTCAATCCGTTCATCATTAGAATCGTTTCTCACGATTGCGCAAGGTTTATTAAAAATCTGTCTGATTATAGATTTTATATTCATAATTATTTTTTATACTCTTTTTTTTACAGCCGACATGACTTCACTTTCTGTAAGCCATCTATTATTTTCAAGAATTCTTATAGACTGAAGTTTCGCATTAGGCTCATCATTGTACCATTTTAAATCTATTGTAGAACCCATATGACCCTCGTCTACCTGAATAGGCTTATTTGCTCCTGCTCTTATAGCTGCATCTTTAAGAGATCGAACAGTCGGTAATTCGTATGAATTTTTAATTGCAAAAGTTCTAAAAGATTGGTTAAGCATCGGAGTTATATCAAACATGTTTATATCCTCTTAATATATTCATAGTGTTACACCTTCCATAATTCGTATTACTTGTCAAGCAAAATTAAGTCATTTTTCATAAACAGTGTAATTTAATAGCACTTTTTCTCTTTCTGGTGCTATTTCTGCAAAACATCTACACCCCCAGTCAGTCCCGGGATTTCCCTTATGTTCTTTGCCATATTTTGTAATTGTAATTGGAGGATCTGAAAACAGAAAACATTTACCATTAAGCTGTTGATGTGTGTTTCTTACCCGTTTATCTTTTTGAGTTCGCCAGAAATATCTATCAGAAAAATGCTGAATGATACGCTCATTTATTCCAGTTCCCAAATTAAACGCATTCTCTTCACCATATTGAGCAGATAAATCTTTAAGATTATCTTTAAAGCTGAATACCTTATATACTGTTTCGCCTTTTTTTGCTTCATAAAGTTTGTCGATCATTGCTTGTGGGTTTTTTGTTTCTTTGAGTTTTTCTATTTCGGATTCAATAAGTTTATTTTTCTTTTCTTCTGCTATAACTTTTAATGTATGTTTTAAAGCGTCTTGCTGTTTTAACCATTCATAAACATAACCAGAAAGTGTACCTCGCCATACCTTCATTCCTTTTTCGGCATAATATTTTTCAAGTTCATGCTGATATTCACGGCTGAAATATATTGCACTTTCGTCATATCGTTCATTTTCTTTTTCGTCATCTTGTCCAAACCATATCGCTCTTGCAAAACGAGTTACACTTGTTCGCCATCGTATAGCATGTTTATCAAAAATGTTGTGGAAAGAATTAGACATGTTTCCAAGTTATATTTTGTCTAATTTTATCTATAGTCGATATATAAACATTATAACATACTGCAAATTCTTCTCTTGTTAAATTATATTTATTCTCTCTAATATTTTTCACTATATTGGCAGTAAGCTTGGCCTTAACATTCTTTTCACCTTTTCCATCTCTTAATCCTGTTTCAACTGCATGTTTTATATTTTCATTATGAGTACAATATTCAAGATTGTTTAAATAATTATTTGATTTAATACCGTCTTTATGATTGCAGTCTAAAATCGAATCTCCGATAAAAGCTTTTAAAACTAATTTATGTACCGAATATGTTTTTGATTTACCATTTTTATATAAATTAACATGTAGATATCTACCACTCTTAGATGGTATTATTATTTTTTCTTCTTTTGTACGATGATAATTTAAAGCCTTAACTCTTCCAAAATTTGATACCTGATAAAGTCCCTCATATTCTGGTATATCTTTCCATATTTCTTTTGGCATATCTATATTCCTTTTATCTTAATTTAATAAGTATAAAGTTCCTATTATCATCGTCAATCTTATTTTATAAATTTCCCTTCATCTCTTCAACTTCTTTTGAGCCGTTTATATTCTCTTGTTTATATTCAGGGTCTAAATCTTTTAAAAGAGATTCAAACTCGCCTATATGTGTTTTTTCTTCTTTGATTACATCCAATAAAACTTTTTTGACTATGGGATTTTCTGCCATATTCGCTAAAGAAGTATAAAGATTTATTGCGCTTATCTCTGATGCAATAGCGGTTCTCAATATTTGCATGCAATCACTTGAGCCGGATTCAATCTCTGTGGTAGTAGACAAGTTTGAAAATGATTCTTTTACTGCGTTCTTTATAGCCATTGTTAATAAGTATTCATTCATATGGACCTTCTTTTAAGACAGTGGTTTAATAAGTTTTGAGTCTTTGCCCTCTTCTACGTCCGGAGCATCCGGTTTTATTTTTGGAGCTTCTATTTGTGGGAATTTAACATCTTCACTTAAAAGCCCTTCTTTTTTAAACACATCTTCAATCTCTTTATAATCAAACTGTCTGATAAGAGTTTCAGTTTTTTTACTATTCAAATCTGCTTTTTCCTGTTCTGTCTCATCATATATATTTTCAAATATAATGTCAAATTCATCTTCATCAACTCCCATTTCGGAAAGTTCAGAATCATATTGTATCATTGTATTAACCATAAATCTAAGTAAAGGCTCTATCATATTTACTTGATACCGAGAGTTAATATTTTCGTTAGTACTTGCGATTTGAAAAGCGGCTTGACTATACGCGACATTTCCCCCTCCAAAGAAGTATTCCGGCGCGCACCCGGTGACAGAACCGATAAAATCTTTGAATACCTCGGCAATATCAGCAGTACCGGGCCCGATATTATTATTCATAATATCAAGCTCCATTCCTCGGGCCATAGCGGTCGCCGTTCCAACTCCCATTGTCTGAGGTATTCTTTGTAATTGTAGCATCATTTTAGCATACATTGTATCTGTGTTTATATCACCATTCATTTTTTCAATTATAACCTGGGAGCGTACAAGCAAGATTTTAAGAATATGAACATATAAATTCCATGCTTCAGCGGCTGTCCTTAATTGCGGGAGCCTGTTCAAACCCACTCCGAAAAGAGGTTCAAATCCGGGACAAGTGAAAAAAGCTGAAACTCCATGTTTTAACTGTGCACCCATGCAGTAAATGTCCCCTACTTTCATAGGTGAATAAGGCTGTGTTACTCCTGAATAAGAGCTCCCCATTGCATAAGCAAATTGAGTATCATTAAACACATTGAAGGTCACGGAGTCCCCCCGCTGAATAGGTACTACGAGAGAACCCCGCGGAGAGAGGAGGGAATAAAAGAGGGCATCTTTAATAACGTGTTTTATCTTGCGTTTATGAATTAACTTTTCTATTGCTTTATTGAATTTCTTATTTTTAGTCTCAATTGTAGGAAATTTCTTTAAAGCTATTGATAAAGGCCTGTCAACCATTTCAGCCAGTGTCGGCATTGATAAGTAATCGATATAATTTATCCGGTAAGGAGAATAATCAATATACGACATCAAAGTAGAAGGATCACCGGTTACATTTATCTTTACCGCTCCATCTGAAAATACAGAATTAAAAGCAGAAGAAAATTTGTCTTCTGCCGGTTGGCTTGCTTTAATCGGTTTATCTTTTAAATCTTCACCTGCATTTATAATCTTTGTAACATATGATGTAAATTCTCCGGGGTTAATATTCTTTACTCGGTCATGTTCCCGTTGTGCATAAGCATATACAAGATTATTCTGATTTATATTATTGTTGCTATTTTGACTGTTTTTGATTTCCTGAAGCTCTCGCATCGCGCTGTTTATAATACCATCGATATTATGAACTTCAAAAGCATTTGCAATTTCAGCGACAAGTTTCTTGTTATCCAGAATTTCATTCTGTGGAAATGTATATAGTTTTTCTACAGCATCGACCATAATACTAAGCTGTTTAATTGGATTGCTATTTGCAATATTCATTCTGTGACCTCATATCCTAAGTTCTTAATCAGCAAACCGGAATCATATAGTGGCTTCCCTACACCTTTTGATCCTTTTAATTCTTTCGCTCTTGTAGTTGATGGGGCATTTTCTTGAAGTTCAGTACCAGCAAGAATTATTCTTTTAGCCTCAGCGACTGCTTGTTGCCCTATTGCAACCAACATATCTATTTCTGTTTTTCTCAAATCACCCGGACTATTAAGGGCATAAATTATCATATTATGAGCATACGCGGCAAGATGATCTTTCATTTCTTTTGTTGATACTACTTTTTCAACTGCTATACTCAATACGGGCCGGGGTGGGATTGTTTCAGTACCATAATGATTATAAGCATAAACATCTGATAATTTTTCACCATTAGGATATGTTGCAGATTTAACGCCTAAATTAACTTGCATAATTATTCCTTAGGGGGTTCTGGTAATGGCATCCAATGCGTAATCCCCTGTTCTGCCGAAATCTCACCATCAATTAAAAAAATACCATGTTCTCTATGCCCAATAAAAATACTGCATCCATCAAAAATCAAAACAGATGCATACACTTCTGGCAATCTATCTTTAACACTTATCCATTCCATAATTCACATCTCCAACATATAATATATTTTATAAAATCTCAATTGTAAAATTTCTTGATGTAACATTATTTGAAACTGAGGCAGTACCCCATTTATAAGTAACATCTATTATCTGGTCTATTGTAGTGTTTATCGTAACATCTCCAGAAGTCTGGATAACTCTAAATAAACCGGCGGTAATAGAATCAAGAGCTTTGAAAAATGTTTTTACAAATCCGCTAATTTTCCCGGTTGCTCCAATTGACCTTATTTCAAAAAAAGCTTCAAGATCAAAATGCAGTCCCTGTGTAGCTGTAGTTATAGCCATAGTATTGCCTAAAATCTCAACCGCATTCATCTTCACTTTTAATGTCGAATCAGGATTTCCTGTGCTTCCAAGTAATCCATAGGATTTTATCTTAATAATATCACCAACTTTTAAAGTGTCTGCTGGTATTGTTCTTGAACCGCGCGCGCCTGTATCATTAAACATACTTGTCTCAACTGCGGAATTGGATAAAACTTTATCGGCAATTTGAGCATAAATAAATTTATAACCTTCAATAATTTCTACGATAACTATATCCATTAGTTTATTATCTCCCATGTTCCTTTGATATAAACATATACATCCCCTTCGGTAGTTGTCGTTTCAATTTCATATAGATAATTTAAGGCATCAATATCAATAATCTGTTTATCGACTACGACTAGCCCGGGGGATAATTCGTCAAGAGTCAAGCCGTCACCATTTATTAAGGTTAATGTAGCAGGAGCATTTTCAGAAAATTTCAATTCCATTTTAGCGGATTCTATAGAAAGAGGAAGGCCGTTTTTTGTTATTAAAAAACTTATGCCCTCAAAGGTCGTTCCCTTGATGATTGAATCTATAACTTTTGTAATATATTGTGCCATATAATACCTATTTCACATTTATTTTAAAGTGTCAACTATAATTTAATGATCTTGCCTATGCCCCAGAATACATCAATTATCTTTTCCGGTTTATCTCTGAGAAAATCATCACAGGCAACTTTAACGCCGGTAAGCATCTCTCCTTCATAATCGTGTATGAGTATAATTCCTCCCGGAACCATCTTGTCATAAACCTTGTAAAAGCTGTCAAGGATCGAGCTGTAAAAGTCCCCATCGAAGAAAGCAAAACATATTTTTTCTGGATATTGGTCATCAGGAATATCACAAAACCAGCCTTTATGAACTACCGGACATTCAAGGCCTGCATCAGTAAAGGTCTGTTCAAACTCATACTGTTCTTTCCTTATGTCTCCCTGTTTACAAAGATCGCCGTCAATTTCTAAGGGTTCCGGTAATCCCTGAAAAGAATCATACACATGGAAAGTTTTATCTGAATTCATAGCATTAAGTAAGCGCCTAATATATAATGAGGTTGTCCCAATATTACAGGCGAGCTCAACAATGTCCCCCTGCAGAGTTAATGTCTTCAGCAGATTATCAAGAATATACATTACTTGAGGGATGTTTACCAGCGGTGAAATTGTCTCTTTATTTTCATTTATTATTTTATAAATCATTGTATACCTTCATTATAAGTATTTAAAGTTGTTGAAAAATGATGTTTTGCATAGCTTTTTTCTTGCCCCGCATAATTGACTCCTGAAAAATGTTCTCTATTAAAATAATGAGACGGGAATATTTTAACATTCTGAGCGGTCTTTTTAAACATCTCGCCGCAATATTTATTACCGGTTTTTCTGAACGGTTCCATATCAGCGGTTATGCCGTCTTTTTTTAAGCCTTCAATCAGTTCTTTAGCAAATTTAGAACCCTTTACTGCAGCCAAAAGAGGTTGAATAAATCCCGGTCTTGACTTTTCATTTTCCCAGAAAGAATAAGAATCGTATTCATCTGTGAACAGTTCATTTATAGGATTGATACATTCCATATCAGCATCAACAAATACACCGCCATAGTTGAAAAGTATTTCATACTGACAGACATCCTTAACCCCGTGCCATATTTTACGCTCATAGTAATAATTGATTAAATCCTGATTTATCCATTTTTCAGCAAGCAATTCTTTTTCTGTCCATAGCCTGAAAAGATAATCAGGATTCTTTTCTTTCCATGATAATATCCATTTCATTGGAGCCGGTTTATCCCCTATCCACAGGCAATGTATCTGCTTGGGGATTGTCTGTTTAACATTATCTATAAAAAGATAAGCCTGACGATTAAGGCCATTATGACCTACCAGTGAAAGTTTATGGTCGTTATGGTCAACCAGTGAAGGAATGGGAAATATCATTTGAAACTTGTTTTTCATAATCCATAATGATATTCTTTCATCGTCATGGCATTCTGTTAATGT